TTCGATCAGNTGCTTGGCGACGTCGGTCTGGACGGTGTAGCCGCCCTGCGAGCCGGTACCGGTCGACATCGTGTTGCGAACTTGCTGCAGTTCCTCGGTCGACAGGGCCGACGGGCCGAAGCGCACCAGCTTCGCGAACATCTCGCGCCCCTTGGCCTCCGCCTTGTTTTCCGGCGCGCGGCGGAACTGCTCGACGTCGCTGTGGTCGTTCTCGACTTCCATCGCCATCACGCGCTCGACCGCCGCGATCTCGTTGTCGATCGCTTCGATTTCGTCGGAGCGTTTGTCGAAGATGGCCTGGTCTTCCTTGGTCCAGGTGCGGTCGCCCTTCTGGGCCAGCTGGTTGCGTGCTTCACGGGCGAGGTTCTGCTTCTGCTCGCGCAATGCTTGAATCGATTTCATCCGTTTTNGTCCAGGTGCGGTCGCCCTTCTGGGCCAGCTGGTTGCGTGCTTCACGGGCGAGGTTCTGCTTCTGCTCGCGCAATGCTTGAATCGATTTCATCCGTTTTCCTTGTATGACAGACGTAAAAAAAGCCGCTCGAGGCGGCGGTGACTGGATTGCGCGAGCGCGCTATCCGAGTTCGTGGATGCGCAGGCGGTTCATGTTCCGCTGGCGCAGCGCTTCCCAGGCCGAGTCGTCGGCGGCGGGCGCCGGCGGCTTCGGTGCATTGTTGTAGGCAGACAGATCCCACGAGTTTTTCGCCGCAGCTGCCTCGGCTACCGATCCGGCGAAGCCGTGCTCGACAGCCTGGTCGGCGTTGAACCAGGTCTCCGCGTCCATCCAGGCGGCAAGCTGCTCGCGCGGCTGGCCGGTGAGGCGCTCGTAGTCGTCGAGAATCGTGCCGTCGATCGTTTCGAGCAGCTCGGCGGTCTGGCGCAAGTCGGACTTGNAGCTGCTCGCGCGGCTGGCCGGTGAGGCGCTCGTAGTCGTCGAGAATCGTGCCGTCGATCGTTTCGAGCAGCTCGGCGGTCTGGCGCAAGTCGGACTTGTTCCCGTAGGCCATCGTCCATGCGTTGTGGATCATGTACAGCGCGCCCTTGGCGATCGTGATCGAAGCGCACGCAGCGGTGACGAAGGTGGCGGCGCTGGCCGCGACGCCCTCGATGACCGCGTGCACGTCGCCGTGCTGCGCGATCGCGGCGGCCATCGCCCGGCCGTCGAACACGTCACCCCCGGGGCAGTTCACGCGCAGGGTGACTTTCTTGCCCGCCATGCCGGCGAGCGCTTTATTGAAGTCGCTCGCACCGATGCCCCAGTACGGGTCGATGACGTCGTAGAGGAAGAGCGTGTCGGGCTCGTTCTCGGCCGCGATGCGCGCCGGCTCGCGCCGCGCGTTATTGCGGATCAGTTGCACCAGCTGTTTCATCGTCTTCCTTCGGTTCGGGTTTCGGTTTGGCCGGCGCCGCCGGGGTGTACAGCACATCGCCGCCAGCGATCGGCGGCAGGTTGAGGCTTGCGCGTACCTCGTTGATGGTCATATAGCCAGGGCCCTGCGATCCGCCGATCGCCTGGCGGTTGCGCTCTCCCTCCGCCTTGGTATCGCCCGCAAGCAGCGCGTCCATCTTGTGTTCGACGAAAGGCGAGGCGCGGCGGAACAGCTTGCGGTTCAACTCTTGCCGGATGCGGTTGATGTGCGGCTGCAGCGCCCAGCGGATAAAGCCGATAGAGAGCTGCTCGATGCCGGTGCCCCAGGAACTGGTGGTCTCTTGCGCGCCGATCATGTGCGGCGGCACGCCGAAGGCGCGGGCGATGTCGATCACCTGGAACTTGCGAGACTCGAGAAGTTGAGCGTCGCCAGCCGTCATGCTCATTTCGCGAATGTTTAGGCCTTCGGTCAGAACTAGGGGCAGGCCGCCATTGCCGACGCCGGCGTTCTTCGTCTTGTACGCGTTGCGCAGCATCTCGACCTGCTCCTCGTCCATCTCCTTGTCGGTGGTGATGACGTGCTTCGGCGCCGCGCCATTCGCGTAGAAGCTTCCCGACAGCGCGTCGGTGGCCAGCGCGATGCCGATCGACTGGAAGGCTGCATGAGCGATCACAGACATGCTTCGCGTGCCGTTAAAGCCGAAGCCCGGGAAGTGCAGCATGTCATCCTGGTGCAGCGTCCGCACGCCGCCCGTTTCGTCGGTCACAGTGTAGATCAGCGTGTCGTCGATGCGTCGTACGGCGACCAGGTCAGGATGGTGGGGCCGGAGGTTCTTCACGTCGGCGCCGCGGCGCACGATCTCGACGAAGCCGTCGCCGCGCAGGCAGATCGACTTCATGACCCATTCCCACATCGCCGCCGCCGTCCAGTTGCCGATCGGCTGCTCGTTCAGAAGCCACCACAATTCGGGATTGATGCTCTGACGCCCCGCTGGATCGTCTCGGAAGATCGCCACAGGGATGGAAGCGATCGCACCGCCTAGCAGCTGCACGGCCGCGAACACTGCGGACACTCGCATCGCGGTGTCTGGCGTGACGGCGAAGCCGCTGGTGGCCGAGACGCCGCCCAAGTGCGCGATAATCTGCGGGTCACCGGCCAGTGGGCTGTGGCGCCAACCGCGTCGAATAATTCCAGTTCCATATCTTCCTTATCAGAGCGTCACGAAGCCCTTCTTAACTTTCTTCGGCGGCTCGACAACTGCGCTCTGCATGACGCCGACCGCCATCAGGAGCGCGACCATGTCGTCGATCTTTTCTGGCGCTCGCTTCTTGTCAGGCGCCGTATTCATGTTCGGATCGGTGCGCGCGACCAGGTTTGATGCGCACCAGTTCAGCACCGGGTCACTGCCGTGCGCGAGATTGCCCTCGACGTAGGCCAGTTCCAACGCCTGCATGGCAGGGTGGTAGCTCTTGCCGCCCTGGATGAATTCCTGCAGCGGCACCTCTTCGGCCTGAAGCTTTTGAACCAGCTGCTTCGCGTTCCAGGAGTCGAAGCCAATCATCTGGATGTTGAAGCGCTCCTTCGCAGCCAGGATGCAGGACTGCACGGCGTCGTAGTCGGTGACCTCGGCGCCGGCTTCGATGAGGAACCCACCCTGCACCCACGCTTGGTACGGAACCAGGCCGCGCTCGGTGCGCCCGGCGACTGCGGCCGCCGGAACGAACCGCCAGCCGTGCGTGTACAGCACGCCGTTGACGTTCCAGACCAGCCGGAACGACGTTAGGTCGCGCGTGCTGGCCAAGTCGAGACCGCCCCAGCATGGGAACTGCCGCAGCCATTCCAGGTCGACCGCGCCCTTGCAGGCTTTCCATTTGACCAGGTTGACCCAGCCACCGGCTGCGGCGGATGGCCGGTTCAGCCGCTTGATCTTGAATTCAGCGTGGCGGCCTGGCATCGACTTCGCCTCGACCGCCTCCTTCCGGATCTCCTTCATCAGGAGAGGGTTTACCTCCATCAGGGGGTTCGCCTTGATCCACTTCGTTTCGTCGAAGTCGCCGTCTGCCTCGATGCCGGCCGACTTGTCCTCATCGTCCAGCGCGTAATACACCGCCAAGAAGTGGTCGGCCTCGACGACACCCTGCAGCAGCTGCTTGGCGAAGTGTCGTATCTCACCCCACGGGCCTGGGTTGGTATAGCCTTCGGTCGTGGTGTAGAGGAACAGCGGGTTCTTGCGCGCTCCGGCAGCCGACTTCAGGACGTTCAGCAGGTCGTGATTCTTGTGGGCGTGCACCTCGTCGATGCCGCAGTGCGACGGGTTCAGGCCGTCCTGCGTGCTGGCTTTGGCGTTAATCGGCTTGAACGTGCCACCCACCTCGTAGCGCGCAATCGCGTTCGCGAACGGATCGAGAGTGAAGGCTTCGCGCAGATCCGACACCAGCTCGACGATGCGCTTCGCGGTGTTGAACACGATGCGAGCCTGGGAGCCGGTCGTCGCCGCGCTGATCACCTGGGGGCCGTTCTCGGTCTCGCAGCAGAAGCAGTACAGCAGGATGGCCGAGCACAGGAACGACTTCGCGTTCTTCCGCGCCACGGCAAACAGCGCAGTGGTAAAGCGGCGCGTGCCGTCGTGGTTGCGGAATCCGAACAGGTTCACCACGAAGAAAATGTGCGACTCGTGCATGACGACCGTCGGCGTACCCCACTCGCCCTCGACATGCGGCAGCTTCTCGATAAAGTCGCATGGATCCCAGGCGTGCCAGGGGTCGAACGTAAAAGGTGCGTTCTTTCGCGTCGCTGTCGACGCTCCCTTCGCGTGATCGTAGCGTGCGCGCTTCAGATCGTTCAGGAATCGGGCCGCAGCCAGGCGCACCCAGCGCCCGAACCGCTTACCCTTCTTATCGGCCACGGCCGCCTTCGCGTAATCGATGGCGACCTGGACGTAATCACGCTGTTCCGGTGCGCTTGCCGTTTCTGGCGAACTTGTTCCCTTTGTCTTCTTCGCCACCATGCGGCTTTACCTTCCCCTGGGCCACCGGCGTCAGGCCGAAGTCGTTGATCATGCTCTGCAGCGTGCCGGCCATACTGGCCGTCGGCGCCTCGCCGGCCGCGTATAGCTGGACGATCTTCCCGTGCATTGCGCACAGGTGGGCGAGCGCGGACAGGCCGCCTTCCGTCAGCAGTTTGTTCGCGGTCAGAATCGGCGCCAGCCGGTTCCATTCCTTGACGGCGTGCGCGTTCGGCAGCCAGTCGGGCGCCTCGGGCACCTTGTCGAGAACCGGAAGTTCGACCGCTGGTGCCGGCGCCGCACGGCATGGAGCGTCGCCGCTTTCTTCGGTGGGCCTGGCATGTGTGTTCCTTCAAAAACCGTTTTTCCTATCCTGCACGTGCGAAATAAAAGGAACTCGGACGGTACCTAGCAACGGGGGCTTTGGACTTTTGACCACCCCCTACCCTTCGATCGGAAAGCCGTCGATACCGATGCGCACGGGCTTGTTCTTCGCCTTCCCCTGCTCTTCTTGGGTCTTCACGTCATGGCACGGCCGGCAGATTGCCTGCAAGTTGCTCGGGTGGTCGACCTGCTCCGACGTCCACCTGAGGCGCGCGGCGTTGGCCTTGCTGACGATGTGGTCGACCGCGTATGCAACGGTCACGCGCCCGTCCTTCTTGCACACCTGGCACAGGCCGCAGTCGCGCTCCATGATTCTGGTGCGCAGCTTGACCCACGCTGTGCCGTAGCCCCGCTCGTGTCGGCTCTTCGTGCCCCAGACCATCAGCTCGGCCGCGAGCAGAAGCCTGCAATACCTTCGGGCGAAAATACGGGCCAATCGCACCGTAGGCTGTACGACGTGCGCTCCATGAATTTCGCATGTGCGACGCGGATCCGGTGGCGGTACCAGGTGTCGAAGTCCATGGCTACTTCTCGCCGAAGCCGGGTACGTCGCGTTCCGTGGTGGTGCAGAAGCAGTGGATCCAGGCGATTGCGGCGAGAGCGATTACAGCCCACAAAACGCCGTACGCCCAACCGGGTGCCTGGATATGCTCGAGGAACAGCCACAGCAGCAGGCCGGGCCCGACAGGCGAACGTGTTGGCAGGGACGAAGCCTTGATCGCAACCTTCTTCATACGCACCTCAGGAATAAAAAAGCCCGGCGCTTGGCCGGGCGAAGGGGCTGCTGCTGAGACAGCCCTGGAGACATCTTGTGGCGGCCACGAGGGCCTCACGCGATCAGCGCTTGACCACACGGCGGGCGACTGGGTTCAACCGGTCGCGCCTGATCTTCGCGCCGACCTACTACCAGATGCCCGTCGTGTGGTGCCGCTGCTGTTCCCGGCTGGTCAGAGGCTGGGCCTCGGTTATCGGTAGTGCCGGCGGTTGCGCGCGATGCAGCGCTTCTTCGCCGCGGCGCGCTGCTGCTGGGCCATCGAGATACCGGCGCCCTTTCGGCCGTAGCGTGCTGGCGAGCTGATCGGCCAGCTGTTGAACAACCCGCGTGGGGTGCCCGATTCGGCTGGCGCGTGCGCGATCCTCGTCTGGGCCGCTGTGGCGGGCGCAATGCCAGTGCACGAGGCGAGAACCGCTGCGGCAGCGAAGGCGATCCGGCGGCCGATTGATCCGAGCATGTTTTCTCCTGGTGGTGGAAAGCAAAAAGCCCCGCGTCATTGCTGATCGCGGGGCTCTTGGATTCCCTCAGACGTGACTCCGGCTGCCATCAGGCAACCGGATACGCATCTTGAGAGATGGAAATAAATTGTCGGATGGAATTTACTGCTGAGTTTTCCTGCTGTCAAGAACTTTCGATTAGGCATCATGGAAAGTGTTGCGCGGCTCTGCTGCTTTCTCGACGGCGAGCTGCGCGGCCCGGAAGGCGGTGGTGAAAACGGTAACGGGTCGGTGGGCAATGCTGAGGCTGCGGCAGACCTCACCCGGATGCGCCTGCTTGATGTAGCACCACCAGATCATCATCCGGTGCTTCGTTTCGAGGGTACGCATCGCGAGTTCGATTACTTCGGCGTCAGCGTCGTCGAGGGCCCTCCGCTCGGGTGATCCGATTTCGCCCAGTGCCTCGCGGCGCAGCTGGTCGCAGAAAGCTCCCGTCGCGCTGATCCCGATGCGGTAGGTGTCCCGGTAGACTCGCGCCCAATTCTCCAGGCGCGAGCCGATGTCGCGGCGTTCGTAATCGGTCAAGGTTTTCCTTTCCGCGCGCGGTCGACCATGCCGGCGCCGATGAAGCGCCCGATCACGGCCCCGACCAGGGGTGAGCATGCGATCCAGACGGCGACGGCGGTCATGCTGCTTCTCCCAGCACCTCGACCACCTCGACGATTGCGCTCGGCGTCTCGCTATAACGCTTCTCGATCGTCATCCGCACCACCTGGGCATCGTCGCCCCACACGATGCCGTTGCAGCCGTCCTTGATCCCCTTGAGCACGTTGTCGGCGTCGGGCTTCTTCGTGGCGCAGATCGTCCCGGCGATGGCGGCCGCGCGGCGCTTGTTCGACCAGCTGGCCGGCACCTGCAGGTTGAGCACCAGCGACAGGGCCACCGGCTTCGTGCTCGGCAGCTTGCCAGACATGGCAGTGGTCGCGGCCAGCTTGACCAGGTTTTCGTAGCTGGCCGTCTTGGCCGGCGTGTACGCGACAACGTGCGCACCGCGGCGGGCGAACTTCGGGCGGCCTTTGGCCACTGGCTGGCCGGGAATGGTGAATGCGATCATCGTGCAGTTTCTCCTGTCGTTGTGGTTGCCCGGGCTGGCCGGGCTGGTTGTGCTGGTGCTTTCCGATCGCGCGGGAACTGGTCGCGGCTTACGGCCTTCTCGCGCTGCCTGGTCGCCCAGGTGCCGCGCTCGAGGAAGAGCACGCAGGGCTGTTCGACGTTGGTCGACAGCACTGGCTTCTCCCAGCCGCTGCAGTGGCCTGTGCGCTCTTGCGCCTCTTCCTTCGCCGAGGCGGCTGGCGGGAAGCGGTTGCACTTGCCGCATGGCTGGTGGTCGCGGTTCATGCGCCGTTGCCTTTGCGTCGGGCGAGCTCGGCGGCGTCGATACGGGCCTGGTACTCCTCGTAGCTCTCGTCGGTTCCCTTCGGATCCATGCCCTGGGGCTTGCGGATCGGGATCGGCGCCGGTGGGGTGCCAGGTGCTGCTGGCCGCGTGGCGCCGGCGGCGTTCAGGTCGGAGGCCTCCTTCGCCCAGCGTTCCAAGATGGCGAACACGTAGGCCGGGCCAATAGGTTCGTTCGGCTTCGAGCGCTTGGCCTGCTCGCATGCGGCCTTGACGGTCTCCGGCGTAACGCCCTGCGCTGCAATGGCCATCAGGCGAGGATCTCCCGGGTTCGACATGATCCCGAAGCCGCGCATCGCGATGCTGAGGGCGCCAACGGGGGTTGGTTCCTGCCCTTCCCCCGCGCCCAACTCCGGTTGAGTAGAGGCGCGGTGTGTAAGGTCTGGAGTCTGGAGTCTGGTGTCTGGTGTCTGGCTAAGGTTATTTTCGCTAACCGGATCAAAACCCAATGGGTTTCCAGTGGGTTTAGGATCGGTTTCCTTCCGTTTCGGCCTTCCGCCCTTTTTCCCGTTGGTTCGGTTCGCATCCGCTTGTGCGTTTGCTGCCTCGATTTCCTCTTCGCAGCGGTTCTGCGTCCACAGGCCGTCGACCAGCGTGAAGAACTCGTCGAGCACGTTGGCCAGCGCCTGCTGCTCGTCCTTTGACCTGGCGCCGATGAGACGCGCGGCCTTGTCCGCAGGGATGCCGGCCTCGCGTGTGTAGTAGACGTCCATCAGGCGCGCGTAGATGCCGTGCTCGAGCAGCGTCAGGTGGCCGGCTTTCTTGATGTAGTCGCCGATGTGGCGCTTGTAGAAGTTCACAGCATCACCTCGGCAAATAGACCGGTGCGATCGAGCGCACGTGATGCGGCGGGATTTAGCCACAGGCATTCGGTACGCATCGCTGTGCCACGGGCGGCCGAGATCCGTGCTTCCGTACTGGCCATGGCCCAGCCCTGCAGGGCGCCGAGATACATGGCGCTCGAGTAGCCGCTTAGCACGACCATGCCCTTCACGGCAAGCAGCTTTTCGAGCAGCTGGACGTGATCGGCATCCTTCATCTCGTAGTCGTAGTATCGGCCGTGCTTCGCGCCGACATTACGGGTGTCCATGACGTACGGCGGGTCGACGTAGAACAGCGTGTCCTCGGCGTCATGTTGCTCGATGATGCCCAAGGCCGGCCGGTTCTCGATCATGACGCCGGACAGACGCGCGCATACTCGAGCGAGCGATTCAGGGAAGCGCGCCCATAGCTGCTGCGCGGTGCCATGCTTACGCCTGGTATCGATGCGGAACCCAGTCGTGCCCTTCGTTGCTCCGGCGGAGCCGAAACCCATCTCGGCGCGCACCAGTGTGCGGCGCGCGCGCTCGATCGGGTCGTCCGTCGGCTCGTACGCAGCGTCGAATTCGTCGCGAGCGTATGGCGTGAGCAGCAGCAGCTGGATCAGGCGATCGCATTGGCCAGCGTCACGCAGCACGCGGAAGACGTTCACGATGTCGCCGTCGAGGTCGTTATAGACCTCGGCATAGGCGCGTTCCTTCTGCACCAGGACGCCGGCCGCGCCGCCGAAGGGTTCGACGTAGCAACGGTGAGGGGGAAAGTGTTTGATTACCCACGGCGCCAGGCGGAACTTGCCTCCGTGGTACCGCAGCACCGGGCGCGTTGGCGCGACGTCAATCGTGGTCGTCATACAACCGCCTTCGGCTCGGCGCTGCGACGCGCGATCTCGCACTGGATGTCACGCTTGGCGCCGGCGGCCGAGTCCTCAGCGTCCTGCAGCTCGCGGCATGCGGCCTTCAGCTGCTCGACGGTCGAGTCGGGCCCGAGGCTCAGCAGCGAGCTGATTGCCTCGGCGTCTTCCTTGACCATGCTGCGTACGTGCGGGGTGACGTCCAGAGCTGGCCGCGGCTCGGCCTCAACCAGGCGCAGCTCGACGCCGCGGCGCGCCAAGCGCATGTTCTCGAACTTCAGGTAGATGTCGATCGGGAAGGCAGCTTCGATCGAGGCTTCGAAGTTCGCCGGCAACAGGTTCCTGTCCTTGCTAACGTCGTCCAGCCAGCGGAAGATCCGCTCGGCGTTCACCTTCTGGCGCTCGTACGCGTCGGTGGTCGGCGGCTCGAAGCGGATGTCGGTCGTGGCCGGGCCGCCAATGCTCTCGTGGGCCTCGACGATCATCTGGCAGACGGTCTCGCGGCTCCAGCCTTCGCGCTTGCGCCATTCCTCCACGCACTCGCGGTACATGGCGATCCGGGTCTTCGTTGGGTTGTGTGGATTGCTCCGCATGCTATTTCCTTAACGCACTGTTACTGTGGCTGGGCTTCGACTGCAGGTGGGTCTCCGAAGACAGCTGGGTTCAGCTCGTAGCGAGTCACCTGGCCGCCGAGCGCGGCCTCAACCTCGCGGCATCGGTCGCCAGGGGCGAATCCTTGGGATGCCCACTTTTGGACAGCTTGCGGGGTCAGGCCCAGCATGGTGCCGAGAGCGGTCTGACTGCCTGCAAGGCGAATAGCTTTTGCGATTCCGGTTTCCATGATCCTGCCTAAGTTGTTGTCTACAACCGCAGGTTACAGTAAAGCGATCTCTTCTACAACTCAAAATTGCAGTGCGAATTACAACCTGCGCTTGTAAGATGACTGGATGGAAACTATGGCAAACCGGATCGAGAAATTTTTAGCTGCGAAGAATGGCGGCAACCAGTCTGAACTGGCGCGTTTCGTCGGCGTCACGCCGCAGGCGGTGCAGAAGTGGATTGCAGGGGTCTCGGAGCCGAAAGGCAAGAATCTTGAGCTGGCAGCGGAATTTCTTGGCATCTCGCCAGTGGAACTGAAATTCGGCCTAGAGGTCAGCGGCCCATATAAGCCGCTCTCCCCGCTCAGGGCCCCAGCGGAACTTGAAGAAGCTCCATCGATCGTGGCAACTCCACGCCTCATCCCGGTCGCAGGCCGCGTCCAGGCCGGCGCCGATGGCGTCATCCATATTGACGACACCCCCTTGGAGAGTCCAGAAGGTCACATGTTTTGGTATAGCTCGTGTATTGAGGCTTATGCGCTGCGAGTCCGCGGCGAAAGCATGAGTCCGCGTTATTTGCCTGGTGAGTTTGTTGGCGTCGACCCGTGCGCCGAGGTGCTTCCCAGCGACGAGGTTATTGTCCAGCTGGCTGACGGCCGCAGAATGATTAAGAGACTGCTATGGATGCGAGATGGGCAAAGCTGCTTTGAATCGGTGAACAAAGACCATCCGAACATCATCATCGACTGCTCGGATATTCAGGCACTTCACCTGGTGCTGGGGCATATTCCAAAAGCTGCATTCAGGCCGAGCGTATGACAGCAGTCTCAGCGCAGCGCGTAAAGCTTCGCTTGCGTGCCGGCGTCTCCGGCTTCGAAACTGAGCCCGATATGTCCGAAGGTGGAACCATGTCGGTGCCGGCCGCTGCGTTGGCAGCGATGCCGCAACACTCGCGCCAGTTGCTCGCGGTTCGTGTCCGCGATCGAGGCATGGAGCCGATGTTATTCGAAGATGACTGGATTGTGATCGACACCGGCGACACGGCGATCCGAAGCCGGGAGGTGTATGCAGTTAATTGGAACGGCGAGGCATGCGTGCAGCAGCTGGTGAAACGTGGTGCAGAGTGGTATCTCAGCTACGTGAATTCCGACTTTAAGCCGGTGAACACTCGCAGTGGACAATTGAGTGTCGTTGGCCGGGTGGTTTATCAGGCTGGGCGCACTCTTGCGGGAAAACTTTAATACTGAACGGCGTATCGCCTTATCTATTTGGAGTATCGATGAAACGCGCCTTTCTCTCACTCTGCTTAATTTTGGCTTTAGCTGGATGTGCAACACAAGATATTACCGCACTGCCGCAACTCAGCCGTGATGAGTCAGTAAAGACGTTCCAACAGCTCGGGTATGGCGAATGGATTCAAAATCCCTTTGTCCGTAAAGAAGCGATATGCGGTGCGGAGAAGGTAAATATACCTTTGTCAGACTTGCGCCTTGCAGCTTTCTCATTGCGACAGTCGAGGTTGACGTTAGCGGTAACCACGTGGGGCGTATGTGGCGGGAACTATATATTCCATCTGAAAGACTTGGAGGATGCCCGTCGACTCGTCGCGGCCGCCAACTCCCTTGGTGCCAAAGTAGATAATTTTTTCGCTGCGGATTGAAGGACGCGCAACGGCACGCCAATATGCCGACCTAAGGAGAAAGTCTCATGCTTGAAGAAACAGATAGCTTCATCGCCGTGGCCGAAGATGGTTCCACCTGTACAATCATCGAACTCACCAAGATGATCGCGCATCGTGCTCTGTCAGGAACCAAGATGATCCCTGGCGCGCGCGAGTACCAAACTTCCTCTGGCCGGCACATCAATCCGCTTGGCGGCGACGTTTTCGAGGATGTGCTTACGAACAAGCGCTACACGCGCCAGCCGGACTAGATCAAAACTTTCTGCCGCAAAGACGCCCCGCATGCCGGGGCTTTTTTTCGCCGGTAGTTACAACTTTTATTTGCACTACGGTTGAACTTGCTGTAACCTGTGGTTGTAGTTAGTTGAAACGAGAAGCGGCCCAAGCAGTTGGCCCTACAACCGGGAGAGCAGATGCGCACCACCCCTACACCATCCCTCAAGCTCCATGAGCACCGCTTCATGGTCAGCCCCTGCGGGTTCAAGTCCGACCACTTCCACGTGAGCGAGATCGCCATCAAGGCGCCGAGCTGGACGGATTGCACCGACATGACCGACACCCAGGTCAGCGAGCTGATGGTACGCCGCATGGCTGAGTCGAACGTCCCGGAGGCCGCGTAACCATGGCCCTCCACGACCCAATCACCTACGAACAGAAGCGCGCCGAGCGCCTCGGTCAGCTCACCGACGAAGCGGCCGACGCTATCACCCAGGCACTGGCCGCCGGCCTGCCGAAGACGATGCAGCTGATCGACGAAGCACTGGCCGAGTACCTCCAGGATGACCAGGCGCGCGCCGAGCTGCTGCGCAAGACCGCCGCCGGCGGCAACCCGTTCACGAAGGTGCTGGCCGGCCTGATCCGCGTCGAGGCCGAGCAGCGCGCCGAGGAAGAGCTGCAGCGCATCGAAGCCGACGCCCGCGAGGACGACGACCAGGCGCGGATCGACTTGGCCATCTGGCACCGAACCTGACCACCGAAGCGCCGCGCCCCGGAGCACAACGCGCGGATAGCCCTGATCTCGGGTGAAGAAATAGAGGGAGTGGGATTCTCAAATGCCCTGGCGGCCTGGAACAGACAGGCACCACACAGAAGCAGCGGCGCGACTCCGAGAAAGCGCACGGAATGACGGGGAACGCTGTGCACGGCGCCCGTCAGGAAGAGGGGCTCCAGCAATCGGAAGGCTGGAGGCTGCTTCTGTGTGGTACCGGCGGCGCCGCCAAGCGCCTGCACCGCTGTCTGAAGTATCGGCGGCCCGTCGGCCACCACTCGCTAGCCTGATTGCGCATAGGCCCGCGACGAGCGCGGTTAGAGCTCGCCACCCGGTGAAAGGCCGGGGCCAATAACGAAGCCGGCCGGGCCGGCGCCAACCAGGAGAGCAGGATGGGAACGAAGCATACGCCGACGCCATGGCGCGTCACCGACGGCACGAATATCAAAGACGACTGCCGTCCGATTTCTGAGCACGGAGTTTTGATCGCGGGTGCTCACGGCTACAACGGTAGCGGCTTCTTCCCGTCCGATGAAGAGGCCGCGGCCAACGCCACCTTCATCGTCCGCGCCTGCAACGCGCACGAGGAGCTGGTCAAGGCGCTGCGCGTGATCAAGACGCAATCCATCGGCGACGACTGGACGGCAGAGCAGGCCATGGCCTTCGTCAAGCAGCATGCCGCTGATGCCCTGGCCGCTGTGGAGGCCCCATGACCGCCGCCGCCATCCGCGCCCCGCGCCGCGCCCTGCGCAAGCTGCTCAAGCCGCTGGCCCTGCTGCTGACCACTATCCGCCTGGAGCAGTCCGAGCTCGAGCTGACCCGCCTGCAGATCCTCCGTGCCGACCTGGCCGAAGCCGAGGGCGCCATGCATCTGCACCAGGTTCGGCTGATGCAAGACCGCCGCGCGGTGGAGGGCTGGTGATGCTGCGCTTCGTCGTCCACCAGTACCGCCACGCCTGCCGCTCCGGCTTCGGTCGCCGCAAGGCGATCACCCGCGCAATCCGCGCATACAAAAACGGCTTTTAACCCCGAGAGGATCCACCCATGAATCAAGTAGTCGCCAGCCCGGCCAAGAGCCTCAGTACATTCCTGGACAAATATAAAGGTCAAATTGCCAACGCCCTGCCGAAGCACATCAGCCCGGATCGCATGGTGCGCCTGACCATGACCGCGTTCAGCCAGAACGCCGCGCTGCAGAAGTGTGACCTGAACAGCATCTTCGGCTCGGTCGTCGTCGCGTCGCAGCTGGGCCTCGAGATCGGCGTCGGCGGTCAGGGCTACCTCGTGCCGTACGGCGGCAAGGCGCAATTCGTCCCGGGCTGGCAAGGTCTGGTCGACCTGGTCTCGCGCGCCGGACGCGCCACGGTCTGGACCGGGGCCGTCTACGTCGGCGACGAGTTCGACTGGGCGCTGGGTGATGCACCGTACGTCAAGCACCGCCCTGGCGCCGGCGGCGACAGCTACCGGGACATCACGCACGTCTATGCCATCGGCCGCGTTAACGGCAGCCAGTTCCCGGTCATCGAGGTCTGGACGATGGACAAGGTGATCAAGCACCTGAACAAGTTCAACAAGGTCGGCGCGCGCCACTACGCCCTGGAGAAGAACGGACAGAACATGGAGATGTACGCCCGCAAGGTGGTGCTGCTCCAGGTGCTCAAGTACATGCCGAAATCGATCGAGGTTCAGCGCGCCATGGACGTGGCCACCGCGGTCGATGCGAACAAGCCGTTCACGATCGACGGCGACATGGTCGTTGTGGACGATCGTGATGACGATCAGAGCACGGTCGATCAGGCCACGGGCGAAGTCGTCGGCGCCGGTCTCCCTGCGTGCAGCGACGAAGAGTTCACGAAGAACACCGCGGCCTGGCGCAAGACCATCCTCGACAAGAAGAAGACACCGGCGGAACTGATCGCCTTCATCGAAACGCGCACCGTGCTGACTGAGAACCAGAAGCTGACCATCGACAGCTGGTCGCACGAAGGCGAATAAGGAGCCGCCATGCAAATCCATAACCTCAAACAAGGCTCGCCAGCTTGGCATGCCTACCGGGCCACCCACCGCAACGCCAGCGACGCCCCCGCAATGATGGGCTGCTCGCCATACCGCAGCCGCAGCGAGCTGTTGCACGCGTGCCATACCGGCGCTGCACCGGAGGTCGACGCTGCCACCCAGGCACGTTTCGATGACGGCCACCGCTTCGAGGCGCTGGCCCGGCCCCGCGCCGAGCAGCTGGTCGGAGAGGATCTGTATCCGGTCACCGGCTCGCTCGGCAACCTGTCGGCGTCGTTCGACGGCATCACCATGGCGGGCGATGTGGCGTGGGAACACAAGACGCTGAACGACGAGATCCGCGCATGCGAGTCCGCCGACCAGCTCGGCCGCCACTATCAGGTGCAGATGGAACAGCAGCTGCTGGTGTCCGGCGCCGAACGCTGTCTGTTCCTCGCCACGAAGTGGGACAACAACGACAACCTGGTCGACGAGCGCCACTTCTGGTACGAGCCGAATGAAGCGCTACGCGCCGAGATCATCGCAGGTTGGAACCAGTTTGAGTCCGACTTGGCCGCGTACGAACCGCGCCAATACGCACCGAAGCCTGAGGCCGAAGCCATCATGGCCCTGCCCGCCCTGGTCATCCAGATCCGCGGTGAAGTGGCGACCAGCAACCTGCCCGCCTTCCAGGCCAAGGCGGAGCGCTTCATCGCCAGCATCAAAACCGACCTGGTCACCGACCAGGACTTCGCTGACGCCGAAGCGACGGTGAAATTTTGCGAGAAGGCCGAAGGCGACCTGGCGCAAGCCAAGCGGGCCGCGCTCGAGCAGACCGTCGACATCGCCGACCTGATGCGCACCATCGACCTGATCAGCGAGCAGCTGCGCGCCAAACGCCTGACGCTGTCGAAGACCGTGACGACCAAGAAGGAACAGATCAAGGCCGAGATCCTGCACAAGGTGAAGCTGGTCTTCGCCGAGTACGTCGCCGCGCTCGAGCAGGAGATCGCACCGCTGCGCCTGGTGTTCCAGTCCCGCGACTTCGCCGGCGCCATGAAGAACAAGCGCACGCTGGCCACGCTGCAGGATGCGGTCGACACCGAGCTGGCCAACGCGAAGATCACCGTCGACGCGATCGCCAAGGCCGTGCGCGGCCGCCTGACCTGGTACCGCGAGCACGCCGCCGGCTTCGAGTTCCTGTTCGCCGACCTGCAGTCGATCATCCAGAAGGCCGACGAAGACTTCCAGCTAGTCGTGAACGCGCGGATCGGCAACCACAAGCGCATCGAGGCGGAGAAGGCCGAGCAGGCACGCCAGCAGCAGGAAGCGGCCAGGGCGCGCGCCGAGGCAGCCGCACGCCAGGCCGAGGAGGACGCCCGCGAGCAGGCGGCAGCGCTGGCCCAGACCAACGCAGAGGCCGCGGCGCGCGCAGCAGCGGCCCAGCCCGCACCAACCGCGCCGGCCGCCCAGGTAATGCCGATCGCTACAGCACGCCCGGCCGCCGCCGGCGCCGCGCCGACCCTACGCCTGGGCCAGATCGCCGAGCGCCTTGGCTTCGCCTTGACCGCCGACTTCTTGGCGTCCCTGGGCTTCGCCGCCGCCGGCCGCGACCGCGCCGCGGTGCTGTACCACGAGGCGGACTTCCCCTCGATGTGCTCCGCGCTGATCCGCCGTATCGCAGCGGCCGGCCAGGCGAAGGCCGCGTAATGACCGGCCAGCGCGCATGCCTCTGGACAGTCCAGCGCTGCCGCGAGCGCGCCTTCCAGCAGTTCCTCGGCGTCGACGGCGAGCAGGCCGCCGCGATCCGGGTGAAGGAGCTGTGCGAGGTGAGCTCGCGCAGGGAGCTGGATCAGGACGAGGCGGCGCGCGGCCGGTGGAACGAACGAATCCGCCAGCGATACCAGCAGTACCTGCAAGACCCAAGAAATCAAACCACCCTGGAGAAATAGAGAATGAACGCCACCACGAAACAAGCTGCTGAAGCAATCACGAAAGCCACCCTCAAGCGCAACGAGAATGGCTACGGCGCCCTGCCCGGTTTCGAAGACTTCCACGTACCGACAGAAGGTCTTAAGCCCGGTGCCGTGGTGAATGGCAACGAGATCGCAATCGTCGAGCTCTGCGACGACAAGAACGCAAAGGAAGTCGCCGCTTTTTGGCTCGGCGGTGGCGCCGACATCAGCCCTTGGGTGCCAGCTGCGCCTGAAGGCGATGGTTGGACGCTCGCCGCCGTGGCCGAAAGCGACCAAGGCCCGATCGCGGTCTTCGCCCGCCCCGGCGTGCACGGTGTCCTCGACGGCAAGGCGTTCGCGCAAGAGTTCCTGCTCGGCGCCATGATCAAGGCCGCGACCAAACACCTGAAGACCTTGTCGAAGCCGTGGATCGATATGAAGGAAGGCGAGCAGAAGAGCGTGCTGGCCACCGTGCACCGGGATTGCCGCGAGGCCGTGCGCGACGCGGTCGACATCATCGCCAGCAATGCGCGCCTGACCTTCCAGGCCAACGTCGACCAGGTCGTGTTCAAGGACGGCGTGAAGGCGGTGCTGACGCTGGCCAAGGGCGACTGGGCGCACAGCCTGGCAGACGCCGAGGGCGGCTACGTGACGATCGTCATCGAGGAGCGTTCGAAGCTGCTGTCGGAAGGCGACGCCCTGGACGTCGAGCCGGATCAGAAGTCGCTCCTGGGCGAGGCGGCCTGATCATGAAGCGCGACCTCATGACCATGCAGCTCGACCTGGGCAGCGAGCTCATCATCGACAACTTCGCCGGCGGCGGCGGGACGAGCACGGGTCTTGAAGCCGCGTTCGGCCGCCCGGTCGACATCGCGATCAATCACGACCCGGAAGCGCTGGCCATGCACGCCATCAACCATCCGTACACGAAGCATCTGTGCGAGAGCGTGTGGGACGTCGACCCAATCGAGGTCACCGGCAACCAGCCGGTCGGCCTGGTCTGGCTGTCGCCCGACTGCAAGCACTTCAGCAAGGCCAAAGGCGGCAAGCCAGTCGAGAAGAAGATACGCGGGCTGGCTTGGGTAACGCTGCGCTGGGCGGCGAAGTGCAAGCCGCGCGTGATCATGCTGGAGAACGTTGAGGAATTCAAAACGTGGGGCCCGCTGATCTGCGATGAGCACGGCAACTGGAAGCCTGACCCAGCCAAGAAGGGCAAAACCTTCGACAGCTTCGTGCGCCAGCTGCAGGGCCACGGCTACAAGGTCGAGCACCGCGAGCTGCGCGCCAGCGACCACGCGACACCGACGATCCGCAAGCGCTTCTTCCTCGTGGCGCGGCGCGACGGCTTGCCGATCCAGTGGCCAACGGCGACGCACGGCGCGCCGGACTCGCCAGGCGTCCGCGCCGGCAAGCTGCAGCCGTATCGCACCGCGGCGGAGTGCATCGACTGGTCGTTGCCGTGCCCATCGATCTTCGACCGCAAGAAGCCGCTGGCCGAGGCGACGCTGCGTCGCATCGCCAAGGGCATCATGCGCTACGTGGTCGACGCGGCCGAGCCGTTTATCGTGGGCCAGGGCGGCCCGATCTACGCTGGCAAGCCGGTTACGGCGAACCAGCCGTTCGGCACCTTGACCACTGAGAACCACCGCGCCGTTGTCCTGCCGTCCATCGTACCGGTCACGCACCAGGGCAGCGATCGTAGCGAATCCGTGCTCGAACCGTTCCGCACCATTACCGGCGCGCAGCGTGGCGAGAAGGCGCTGGCCGTGGCCACAATGGTGCAGACCGGCTACGGGGAGCGGGAGGGCCAGGCGCCGCGCGCGCTCGACATCGAAAAGCCGCTCGGCACCGTCGTCGCAGGTTCGGCCAAGGCGGCATTGGTAACTGCTTTCCTGAATGAGCATGCGAACGCGAGCAACCAGCGCGTCATGCCAGCGGACGCACCGCTGCGCACAGTCTGCGCCCAGGTCAAGGGAGGGCACTTCGGCCTGGTCTCGGCCACGCTGGTGGACGCCGCGCACGGGGAGATATCTCCGACCGGAGTCAAACGCTGGGGCACTGGTGCGAAGCCGGTAGACGAACCTCTCGGAACGGTGACCGCCAGCGGCAACAAGGCACTCGGCGTCGCATTCCTCGCGAAGCACTACACCGGCGTCGTCGGCTCCGACCTGGCCGACCCGATCGGCACCGTGACCAGCTGCGACCATCACAGCTTGGTGGCGGCCCACATCTCGCCGTACTACAGCGACAAGCGTCCGACAGATGCGCGCGGCCAGTTGCCAGGTGAGCCGATCAACACGATCACGACCGAGAACCGGCACGCTGTCGTGGCCAGCAGCCTGGTGAAGCTGGGCGGCACCAGCACCGCTGCCGGCTCCGACGAGCCCCTGCACACGATCAGTGCTGGTGGCCAGCATCACGCCGAGGTGCGCGCCTTCCTGCTGGCCTATTACGGTACCGATCAGGATCAGGCGCCCGGCACGCCGCTTGCAACCGTCACCAGCCGCGATCGTTTCGGCCTAGTCACCATCAGCGGTCAGGACTACGAAATCGTCGACATCGGCCTGCGCATGCTGGCGCCGCACGAGCTGTACCGCGCGCAGGGTTTCCCGGAGCACTACGTCATCGACGAGATTCCCGATCCGGCGCTGCTGTTCCGCGACGGTGCCCAGGTCGCGGCCGACCCACTGTCGCTGCCCCGCGTGCGCCTGACGAAGTCGGCCCAGGTGCGCATGTGCGGCAACAGCGTTTGCCCGCCGCTGTCGGAAGCCTTGATCCGCGCGAACTTCGCACACGAGCGAGAAATCGCACGGGAGGCAGCGTGATCGCCCGCGGCCCTGACCGCCGCTGGCGCGCGCGCTCGCCGGAGCAGCTGCTGCCCGAGCGCCGCGACGGCCTCGACCGGCGCGCCATGCGCAGCCAGCCGGTACCGCCGTCGGCAATACGAATTGGGTATGGAGAGACGCCGCCGCGCGCTGAGCGCCGGCGCTTCCCGGAATCAGGAATGGAATAGATATGCAAACGACAAACGCGAAGGAGAGCAAGATGGGCAGCTTAGCAATACACGTAGAATGGGTGCTGTTGCCTATGTTCTGCGCCCTCACCGGCTACACCGAGAAGGCCGTGCGTAGGAAGATCGAGGACGGAGTGTGGCTGCAAAGCAAGCACTTCCGCAAGGCGCCAGACGGCCGGATCACGATGAACGTTCAGGAGTATTACAAGTGGGTCGAACAGGCGGCGTAGAACTGCGGGAGCGGAGCATTCGCATCCGCTTCGAGTACCGGGGCAAGCAGCGGAAGGAGACGCTGTACATCGGCGACGAGCCGATGGCCCCGACGCCGGCAAACGCCAAGTACGCGAAGCGCCTGGTCGCGGAGATCCGGCAGAAGATCGACAACGGCACGTTCGAATATGCGGAGTACTTCCCGAAATCGCCGCACGCGGACGAGCCGGAGGAAGGCGTGCCGATGTTGCACCAGGTGATGGACAAATGGATCGAGGTCTTCGATGGGAAGGCATCGACTCGGGGCCAGTACAGCAAGCGGCTGGAAAGTTTCTGGAAGAAAGCACTGAAGGATCGCCCGATCGGCGAGGTCAGCTATTCCGACATCCTCACGGCGCTGAACGGCGGCACATGGAAGAGCGGAAAGAGCCGCAACAACGAGCTGTCCCTGATCAACGGCGTGTTCGAGTTCGCGCGCCTGGACAAGCTGATCAAGGACAACCCATGCGCGGAGGTGAAGCGCGCCGGGTACCAGAAGCCGGCCCCCGATCCATTCGACCTTGGCGAGGTGAACGCGATCCTCGGCCATCTGCGTGAGCACCGATCCGAGCAGATCCTGAATTTCGTGCAGCTGATGTTCTTCACCGGACTGCGCACGTCCGAGGGGATCGCGCTGCGCTGGGCGGACATCGACTTCCGGAAGAAGGAAGTGCTGATCGACGGCGCCAACGTGTATGACGAGGAAGCCGACACGACGAAGACCTACGAGTCGCGCGTGGTGAAGTTGAACGGGATGGCGGTCGAAGCGCTGCAGCGGCAGAAGGCGCACACCTACCTGGCCGGCGCCCACGTCTTCCACGACCCGAAGACCGGCGAGCCCTGGACGTACGTTAAAATCACGGACGTTCGGTCGTTCTGGCAGGCTACGCTGAAGAAGCTGGGCATCAGATACCGGCGGCCATACAGCATGCGCCACACGTACGCGACGATGGGCCTGATGAGCGGCGTGAAGCCGGGCTTCATGGCCGGCCAGCTGGGGCACAGCCTGCGGATGTTCTTCACGGTGTACGCCAAATGGATCACCGGCGCCGACGACGATCGGGAGATGGACAAGTTGGAGCGCGCGATATCGGCGTCCGGGGAATTTCCCGGGGAAACCGAGGGGAAATCGAGGGCATTGTAG